TTACCTGGGTATAGCACCTTAACTTCTTTAATTAGCAGTTCAGCTGGCACTGCAGCTACAGTTATTAAATCTGCTTCTGCGCCCACACAACGTGATGGCGGGGATGCATTGACCACGAACGATATTTGGTATGACACGGACGACGGTCAAGTATATACCCGTAATGCAGCTAATAATGCTTGGGTTGCAGCTCGAGATGCTACGTTAGTTAATATTGTAGGTAGTACATCTTACACAGGTTCAAGTCTTACCGCTGCTTTAGCTTCAGCGCAAAGTGATGTAGTGACTTTAACTTCTGCAAACGCTGCTAGAGTTAGTGAGATAACTGAACTAGAAGCAATTACTAATGGCTACAGTAACTCTAGTACTATTGCTGCTGCTATAACTTCAGAAGCTACCGCCAGAGCGAGCGGTGATACTGCTAATGCGACTTCAATTACTAATCTAACTAGTACAGTAAATGCTAAAACTCAAACGTTTGTAGCTAGTAGCGCCCCTACCGCAGTAGCTACAGGTGACCTTTGGGTGGATACTAGCTCTAACAATGCGTTAAAAAGGTGGAATGGATCTAGTTGGGTAGCCGTTAGAGATACAGCTAACGATGGTAAAACCACAGTGTTTACTCAAACTAGTGCGCCTACTGCAAACAATACAGGAGACATTTGGTTTGATACCAATAGCAGTCCTGCTAATAAGCAATACAGATGGGACGGGTCTAACTGGGTTGAGGTACGTGATGTAACTAGCGAAGCTGCTATAACTTCTGAAGCTAGTACCAGAGCAAGTGCAGATTCTGCAAATGCGACTTCAATTAGTAACTTAAGCACTACGGTTGGTACTAATACTTCAAGTATTACATCCGTGCAAAACGCAGTAACAAATGGTACATCTGCACAAGCTGGCTATGGAGTAGCGGTTAATGCTAACGGCGCAGTAGCTGGTATGTACTTGATGGCAGACTCTAGTAACAACCTGTCAAATAATACTTCTACATCAAACATAATATTTGAAGCAGGCCAGGTAACTATACGTAATCCGCATGGCAGTAACATAGTGCCGTTTACTGTACTTACGAGTACGGACGGAGCTGGTAACCCGGCGGGCGTGTACATTGACCAGTCTTACATAAAAAATGCTTCTATTGCTGCAGCACAAATCGGATCTCTTAGTGCAACTCTTGTAAACGCAGTAGCAATAAGCGCGACTTCTATTAGTACAGGTACGTTAAATGCCGATCGTGTTGCTGCTAATAGTATAGATATTGCAGGTAAATCTATTGCAGATTCAATAGGAACTATTGGTGGTCAGACTTATGCTTCATTGAGTTTGTATGTTTATAACGAACTATATAGAGAAGCTTGGGGGTCTGGAAATATTGATAATAATTACCCTCCCCATATAGCTTATGTTACACAAAGTACGGGCAACGATAGTGGTGAAACAGGTTCTATACCAGGAGTAGTTGCAGGAAGCACTATATTAGGGGGCAGTCCTTTACTCTCTTACACTTTTACTACGTATAATTACAGTGGTAATAGAAGACATATCATACAATGTATGGGTAATGTTAGTGGTAGTTCTACAGCTGGGTTCGAAGAACTTGAACTAGCTATGGTTGTGCGAGCTACTAGTTCATCTACTGCTTACACTTCTACTACACTAGGAGATTACGTAGCTTATACAGCAAAATCTGCTGGGGGTTCTGCAATTGTATTAGGAGCGCACCAGTTAGCTGTTCAAGCAGATCTTGCCCCAAACACTCAATACTATGTATGGGTATTTGGAGCCATTGATGACACAGGTGGTAGTAATAAGTTTTATGATGTTACAGTAAACGTGTACGGGTTAAATAAATAAAATGGTAGGGATGACTGACTTTACGTCAATATGGGCTTCTATACGAGAGAAGAGAAACGCTTTGTTGCAAAAATCAGATTGGACTCAAGCTGCAGATAGCCCTCTGTCAAATTCTAAAAAAGCTGAATGGGCTACTTATAGAGGAACTTTAAGAGATTTACCGGCTACTTTACAGTCACATTCAGATTTTGTAAGCGAAGAAAAAACTAATCCGCTAGATGGAACATGTGGCGAATGGTCGTGGCCTTTAAGACCTTCTTAATTAATATGGTAGAATAAAAATATGAAAAGACCAGGAATGAAACTAAAAAAGAGCAAAGTGTCTAAACGGCAACAGCGTTCTATTGACAAACTTCCTCAAGATAAACGTGCGTATGTAAAACGTCGTATATTAATGGGCGACAACCTCAGGCAAGCAAAGAAAAGAGCTAAGCCTATAAACGAGTAAGCCAGTGGAGGAAGCTATTAAGTTCATCAATGAGGTGGGCTTCCCCATAGCAGCGGCCGGTGGTTTAGGGTGGTTTATCTACAAGCTAGTAATACGAATTGTAGATGGCATGGAGTCAAAACTAGACGTTGTGGACGATAAAGTAGCTGAACAAATAGAACAGATGGAGCAGCGACTTGGCACAAAACTTGACTCACAGCACGGCATACTAGTAGCCTTAATAGACAGAGTACGGAGTCTTGACAATGAAATCATACGTCAGGACACAATGATTAAAACAATTTTAGGAGTACCTAACTTAATAGATACAGATAAAATAGCAAAAGCAGATAGAGATGACCAGAGAAAAGATTAAAAAGAAACGCGGTAGACCGAGTAACGCTGAATTAAAGCGTAGAAAGGAAGAAGCTGAAAAAGTTTTAATTGCTCGTATAGCTGCTGCTATTGGTATTGTTTTACTAGGGGCGGTGTTTATACAAAATGTTCTTGCGGATGAGTTAGTACATAAGTTTGGTAACCCCAGCTTTAGCGGTATGAATCAATCCGCACATTACCTTACTATTGACGAACAAGAACGTACACGTAAAGAAAAAATACGCCAGGACGTACAAGACGCTTTGGAAGAAGCGCAGCGAGAAGCTGACAACACAGTCATGGCAAAGTTTCTTAGAAACCTCCAATCTAGAATCTACTCTACTTTAGCCAAAGATATATCCGAATCTTTGTTTAACTATGGCAACGTGCCAACAATAGATAACCCTATTTCAGGAGAAATAAATCTAGAAGGTAATATTTTACGTTGGGTGAATGATGGCGTCACAATAACACTGACAATCGAAGAATGGTTTGATGGTGTATTAATATCTACTACAGAAATCGTAATTCCAATAGGCTCGTTTGGAGGGTGTTGGGTAGATTGTGACGGTGGGGACTAGTGTCAAAACATGAGGATCCTATTTTTAAGTCTATTATTATTTCTTAACGGCTGTGCCAGTATAGGTTTTCAAAACCAAACAAACTGTATCCAAGGTCTTATCTGTCCAGAAGGGCCTAAAATTGTACCTAGTGCAACAACTCAACTTACTACTTTACCCGCCCCTAATAGCCAAGCTGTTGTAGCAGTTTATGATTTCCAAGATTTAACAGGGCAAAGAAAATCAAAAGATAATATTGCTAGTTTTAGTACGGCTGTAACACAAGGTGGTATACATATACTTATTGAAGCTTTACGAGATGCAGGTGGGGGCACATGGTTTGTAGTAGTAGAAAGATCAGGGTTAGATAACCTTAGTAGAGAAAGGCAGCTCATAGTTAATACTAGAAAAACATACAATGGGGAAGAAGGTAACACACTTAAGCCTTTACTGTATGCTGGAATGCTTTTAGAAGGAGGCATTGTTGCTTATGATACAAATATACGTACTGGAGGTAGCGGAGCTAGATATCTAGGTATTGGTAGTAAAAATCAATATAGAGAAGATGTAGTTACTGTAACGCTTCGTGCGGTCTTAGTACAAACTGGAGAGGTCCTATTAAATGTAACAACAACTAAAACAATTCTATCTACTGGGGCAGGAGTTGATGTCTTCAGGTTTATAGAATTAGGTACCGAACTGGTGGAAATTGAGTCAGGTAGCACTGCCAATGAGCCTATAGGATATGCAGTTAGAGTAGCAATAGAAGCTGCCGTGTATGGACTTGTTATGGAAGGGATGGAAAAAAAGCTATGGGACTTCAATTATGATACACTAGTGGAGGAGGACGATAATGAATTTGAAGAAGGTACTAACTAGTACCCTTATATTACTTGTTTCGGCTAGTGTTTCTGCTGGAAATAATGATATCTATATAACTCAAACTGGTACAGGATTAACTTTAACTATTGACCAGATTGGGGCGACAAATACAGTCGGTACTTCTCAGGCTAGAGCAACTTTAAGCGGTACAAGTATGACGGTTGATCTAGACCAGATTGGAGACACTAACACTTTAGCAATGGCAATTGCTCAGGGTAATTCTTCAAGCTGGACATATAAAGCAACAGGAGACAGCAACTCAGGTACGTTTGCTGTCGGTGCAACCGGAGATTCTGCTAGTTCAGATTTTGATTTTGAAGCAACAGGAGATTCTAACGTGCTTACATTTACGCAAGGAGACGCGTCAACGGCTACAGGAGGTAACCAGGACTTTGCAATAACTGGAACATCTAACGATGTGAATGTTAAATGTAACGTAATTGGTTGTATTAATAATTGGACTGTTTCAGGTAACTCTAATGATATTGATACTTTACAGTCTGGAAAAGATGACCACGCAATCACTGTAGCTTTAACTGGAAGTAGTAATAACGTAGATATAGATCAGACAGATACTACAAGTACTAATGTAGCGAATCTTATTTCTACTACATCTAACGGAACAATAGATATAGATCAATGCGCTTCTGGCTGCTGATCTTACTGTTTATAGGGACTACTACTAACGCAAACGAAATTGGGGAGATCTCCGAGTTTCGTGGGAATGGTGAAGTTTTAAGGAACGAAGACGGCGATAAATTACTCGCTGAACTTGCCCTTGATATATTCTCCTATGACGACGTTCGAACTGGTAATGGCCGTATGGCAATACAGTTCTTAGATTCCTCTGTCTTAAAACTTACCGAACACTCTAAAGTAGTTATAGATAACTACATATATGACCCTGACCCTAGTAAATCTAAGTTAGCTTTAAACATGGCTTCCGGCACAGCTAGGTTTATTACAGGAGCTTTAGGTAGGATAAACAAAGAAAACATTTCTATACGTACACCAAGTGCTACGATCGCAATCCGTGGTACTGACTTTACTACAACTGTAGATGAGCTTGGACGTTCGTTAGTTATTCTACTTCCAGATGCTAGTGGTAAATCTTCAGGGGAAATAACAGTAACTACTTGGTCTGGAGTAGAAGTACTGAATAAACCCTTTCAAGCCACTATGGTGTCTACTTTTGAATCTGAACCTACTAAAGCAGTTGTCCTGGGCAATCTTACATTAGGACTTATTGATAATATGCTTATTGTAAACAAGCCTCCCGAAGTACAAGAAGCAATAGCAGAACAAGAAAGTGGGTCAAAAACAGAACTAGATAAAGATTTTTTTGAAGATGCGCCTGATCTAGATAAAGATTACCTCGAAGAAGAGGAAGAAATAAGTCGTTTAGATATAGATTTATTAAGTTTTGATTTCTTAGTAGACCTATTAGATATAGTCGAAGCGGGTTCTAAAAAGAAAGATACCTCTGGAGGAGAACTAAATGGGGTTGAAATACAAGGTATAATACCTGGGTATGATCCTGTGTACCAAACATACTCATTTGTTGAAGGAGATCATGTTTACTTAGTACACCAGGGTGAAAATACGTTTGATATAGGTATTGATAAAGATGCTGCATCATATGTGAATATTAATTCAGCAGGGATGATAATGGAGGTAGAAATAAATGGTGCGGGCGATAACACTATTATTATTAACCAGTCTCCTTAGTGCGTACGCGCACGGGGGTGATAATCTCATCACTGTACAAACAAAAGGATCTGGTTCCAGTATTACAGTAAAGCAAGTAGGAACGGGTAATACTACTGGGGTTTATTGCGGGTTAGGAAGTTTTGATAATTCTTTAGTTAGTACACACAATTGCGATAACGCAACTATAAGCATTACTACAGACGGCAGCTCTAACGTGGCTTATGCTCAATCTGTTTGGTCTAACCATGACAGCCAGACCTGGTCTATTACAGTTGATGGGGACGACAACTATGCAGTTATAGATATGGATCAAGACGACAACACTTCAACCATAATACAAACTGGTAATGATAATGATGCTTTAATTCTAGGCACAGGTATAAATAATGTGTACAAGATAGAGCAGACGGGGAGTGACATGTACGCAAGATTTCTTACTTTTGCTGACAACTCAGACATTTGGAGCACTCAAGAAGGTAGTGGAGACCATAATATATACGTATATAACGCCAACGGAGCTGACAATAACTCTACTAGAATCATACAGAAGGGTTCAGGAAATAAAGACGCAGATGTATTTTGGTATGCAGATGATGGAGATTTAAACCTGACACAACAAGGAAACGGTTCTCATACTTCCAATATAAAGTTCTATACGAATGATTACGATGTAAACGTTATTCAAAAAGGATCTACCAATCAGTCTTACTCAGTTACGTTTAACTGCTCAAGCAATTGCAATAAGACTATAAGTATTACGCAGCAATGAATAAGTGGATTATAGGAGCGTTAACTACAGTAGTATTATCACTACCACTTATATTTGATTATCAAGCTTTAGAAGTACTTAGACTTAAGACTTTTGATGCACTTATACCAGAACAAACCCCCAGCGGTCACTTTGTAATACTTGATATAACCGAAGAAGATATAGAGCGCGAAGGTGGGTG